GCCATCTGCTTCCGCAGCAGTCAGACGGATGTAACGCTCAGCTTCACCGCTAGCGAAAGCAGCGTCAACGAGGTCAGCTTCCCCCTGCGTAAGGTGACGGACAGCCTTGAACTTCAGCGTCAGCGTGTCTGCTTCCGTGTCGTACATGACCTTGGTCACGACGGTATCTGGGGCTTCGCCGTTAGCCTTAAGGAAGTTGCAATAGCTCTCGAACGGATGCTCGTTGCCGATACCCTTACCGAACAGCGATTTGGCAGCGAGGCCCATCTGGTAGATGTCACCGCTCGGATCACCTTCGACAAGCACAGCGATGCGGCGCTTGAAGCGGCAAGCCTTACCACGCCCCTTGTTACCCGAACCGTCGATGTTCATCGGGCAGCTTGCGCAGCTTGCGCCCTTGCGGTTTGAAGCCTTGGGGTCCGGAGTGCGGCCATCAGCCGACCAGCAATCAGGCAGTGTGGCCTTGCCTTCCGGGTCGTAGTCGGCCTCGTAGTACTCGCGCGACACTTCTTTCAGCATGTCCACGATGATGATGTTAAGCTCATGCGGCGCAGCTTTTCCGATCTGCTCACCGTTCACCATGCGCTTGAAAGTGCCGTTGGTGTTGGTGGCAATCCGGCGCAGCGTAGTGCTTGAACCGATCTTATCCGCAAGGCGCGACTCGCGCTTGACGGTCATCACGTTGCTAGGTTCGTCGAAAATGGTAATGTTGCCCATGGTTTTTCTCACTTGTTGGTGGGTTTGCGAACGGTGATAGCGTATTTGCTATCGACCTGTAGGCCAGCCGGATGTTGGTCCGGGTTTTCTTCAAGGAACTGCTTCATATTCCCGTTGTGGATACGCTGCTCCAACAGGAACGGCGCATCGTTCTCCTTGATGAACTTGTACATCTGGTCCCAGTCCGTGGTCCAATACCGAGACTTAACCCGGCGTGTTACGGTCCCTTCTGGGGTACGCAGACTATCGAGGTTCTGCTCGTTGCAGATTTTAAGCAGCCGCTCGGACACCATCTCAAGCTTCTCCTTGAGGGTGTTGATCTCTTGAGCGTGAGCTTCCTCACGCTCTTCGATGGCTGAACGAATGCGGCGGTAAACCGCTACCAGCCTATCGGCTGGGATTGCCGATTCTTCCATAGTTTGCTCCTTATGGTTGGCATTATCGTTTAGACGCTACTCTATACATTGTCAAGAGGCTGTAGATATGTTTCTTCAATCCACATCACCCTAGCTTGGCTGGTCTTCGCTATAGGTTCGCAGTGGTAATCAGGACCGCGTATGCCCCACACCAAATCTGCTATCATAAAACCTTCAGGGTAGGTTAGCTCGTATGATTTCTTCGTGCAGCGAGTAGCTCTAAGATGTAAGTGATCCTTTACCTCGACGCGGTCGCCTATAGTAAACTTGAACACTGGGGGGCGATCAAACAGTCTATAGTCGGTCATTTCATCCTCCCGTTATCTGTCTATATAAATCTATGATGCGCTCGTGATTGTTTATGTTGCCACGCAGCATTGAGTATAGTTTGTCTTCGACATCGCTGCCTCGGATGTGCACCACCGTCATGGCGTTCTTCTGGCCGGGGCGATTGATGCGGGCGTTAGCTTGCAGGTAGGTCTCCACCGACGTGACCGGTGCGTACCAGATGATTGTGTCTGCTGCCGTAAGGGTAAGCCCGTGGCTCGCCGCCTGTGGTTGAATAAGCAGCACGTGCGGGGTCTTCTCAGTCTGGAACCGCGTCACGATATCGGTGCGCTTGTTCACTGGCACCTTGCCGTTGATGACATCACAACTGATGCCTTCCTTCTCCAGCTTCCGGCGCAGTAGCTCGATGGTGTGCGTGAAGGGTACGAAGACCAGCACCTTGTTGCTGGCTTCCTCGATCACCTCCAACACGGCGTTCATCCGGTTCGACACGTCGAACTCCAGCACCTCGCCACTATCCGAATAGACCGCACCTCCGCTGATCTGGAGCAGCTTGTTGATCTTAACCGCTGCGTTGACGGCGCTGACCTCCTCGCCCGCTGCCTCAAGCAACATCTCCGACTTAAGCTGCTTGTAGTATTTCTGCTGCTGCGGGGTCATCGGTGCGTCTCGGTCCAGATAGGTAACGTCTGGCAGGTCGAGGCAGTCTTTCTTCTCAAAGCGGATCGCAGGCTGTAGCACACTATGCACATAAGCCTCGGAGCCGGGTTTCGGTGCCCACTTAAACTTCGTCACTTGATACATCGTCTCGGCGCGGAAGTGACTGAAGTACTTGGGTGCCTTCTCAGGACTTACCAGCCGTGCAAGACCGTAGGCATCTAGTGGGCTTTGCGCTGCCGGCGTACCCGTAAGCATCCACAGCATCGGGCTTGTCTGCTTGATGATATCGTTCAGCACCTTCCAGCGGTTGGTCTGGGCGTTCTTGTAGGCGTTGGCTTCATCTACCACGATCAGGTCAAAGCCACTGTTGATGATGTCGTCCTTGATGATCGCCAGTCCGTCGAAGTTGACGATGACGAACTCAGCCCCCGCCGCCACGACTTTCTTACGGGTCTTAGCGTCACCGTGCGCCACGCCGCATGAGCGGTGCATAGCGAAGGTGAACAGGTCTTGCTGCCACGCCGACTTCATGATCGACAGGGGGCAGAGAACCAAGACGCGCTTAATCTCGCCGCGCTTTATCAGGTAGTCCGCTGCCCAGATAACACTGGCGGTCTTGCCTGTACCCTGCTCATTGAAGCAGAACGCTCGGTCATGGAGCGTCAGAAAGGACGCGGTTGTCTTTTGGTGCGCGAAGGGCTGGTGCTTACCAGTCCACTTGTAGTCGCGCAGGATCGGTGAGGGTACATCCTTGTGCTTCAAGAGCGCAAGCGTCTGGGCTTCCTCTAGCCCCCATCTAACTAACACTTTGTATTTGCTCCCTTTGGTTGCAACCACTGCGCTCTTTTTGATGCTGTCAGTGATCTTTTTTGGTTCTGCTGTCTCTAACAACAGCGCCCGATTATCAACGATTTCCACGCGGTTTGCGCTCCCTCTCGCTGGTCTCAGACACGAGGTTGCGCTTGCTGTCCCTAGCAAAAGAACGGTTAGCAGATTTGCTAACCAAACGCAGGCCATCCTTGTTGCTACCGCCCTTATCGAGCGCCACTACATGCGCTACGTCTTTGCCATCACCCTTGCGGGCCTTACCGGTTTTCATCATCTTAGCCCGGGCCGCGTTGCGCATAGCGCGGTTCTTTTTCTGCTGCTCGGTGCCGCCGTACAGCGTGTACTCACGTTTGTAATTACGGTCCTCAGGGTTCTTATACGGCATCACTTCCTCCGGGGCTTCCAGTGGGCGCACTCTACCACAGGGCACCAGCCGCACAAAGGGCCAGACTTGGGGTTGAAGACGCCGTTCTCCATCGCATCGCTCAGCCGCCCAAGTTGTTCGTCGAAGACCGAAAGATATTTGTTAAGTTTGCTCCTTACATGTACTTTCGTAGGGAACTCATTTGACACAACGTATAACAATCCAGACTTGATCTCTTCGACCTCGGGGTAATGAACGAACACCGCGCCTGCCATCAGGTCTAGCTGCTTCATGTCTGCATACTTGGCGTTCTTACCTGTCTTGTAATCAAGCAGGTGCGCTTTGTTGCCGTTGACGATTAGCAAGTCGATAATGCCCCGGTACCAAACTTGCTTGTCAAAGAAGCTGCACGGAGTGAACTTGTCCCCGTCCCTGCGAAGGCCGACCTTCATCTCGGTACGCTTCTCGCCGGGGAACTGGGCAAGCCGTTCCACAACAGGCCGGATGAAACCGTACTTGTCAGGGACCGGCTTGCCTTCTTTGATGAACAACTCAGCCGCTTCGTGGACGGCGGTCCCATAGTCAGCAGCTTCCCCCGGCTCGTCCTTGACGTCCTTGACCACCTTCAGATGGAAGTATTTCTTCGGGCACTGCTCGAAGGTTTTGATGCTGCTATAGGACCACGCGGTCATTATTTTTTGGCTTTCGTAAAACGACCCTTGCCATCACGTGTATCATTCTTACTGGCTTCGGCCAACGCCTTCTCTAGGGCAGCGGTGTCCTTTTTAAGGTCCTGATGCATTGCCCTGAGCCTGTCTAAACTGCTACCAAGCTCGTCAATTTCGCGCTCGTTTTCTTTCTTGGTAAACTCAAGCTCTTCGATATGCTTCGTTAGCCTGATGTAGGTCTGCTCAGCCGCAGCCAGCTTCGCCTTCAGTTCGTCGATTTCACCCCACGGGTTGTACCAAGCCATAACCTCTCTCCTTACCTTGCGTTGCCTTGGAGCCGGTCTGAGACCAGCTTTGCATAGCCAGCGATGTCGATCCAGCTATCTAGGTGCGACGGGTTACCCGTCAAAATACGACCGATCTTCGTGACAATCATATCAAGAGCTTGAAGCTGGTCTGGGTATAGCTGCGTATCCTCACGCACCATCGCATTGTGAATCACCTGCTTGAGCTTGATGGCGATGTCGGCGTTACGCATGAAGGTACCGTATTGCTCGGCCCGCTTGTCGAGGATTTTCTCAAGCTGCTCTTCCGCGACTGGCTCCGGCGCTACGCGCTCTTTACCCTTACCGCTAGACAAGCTGTGAAGCAGCGCTAAGTGTTCCTCCCGTGCCTGTTCTTTAAGCTGTTCTGCTTGTTCTTTCGTAACACGTTGCATCTTATGCGGGCCTACAACCCTTGGACGCACCACGTTGTCGTCGTTTTCGGACTCCGGCTCCGCCTGCACTTTCGCTAGCATACTCTTACGGATGTTCCATGCGTGGCCGTAGTTCATGCCTAGCATCTTTGCGATTTCGGAAGTGCCGTGGCCTTTCTCGAACAACTCGCGCGCCTTGTCGCTCTTCGTGGTCTTCTTCATTAGTTTGCTCCTACTTGAGGTTGCCACCGGACTTTAGAATATCACCATCATAGGTGTACGTGCCGGTGTGGGTCAGACGGATGAACGGGTGGGCGTGGATTTTGCCGCCGTGCTTCCGCCAAAGTTCGCAAAAGTGATAATCCTCGGACAGCAATGCTCCGCTGTCGTCGATACTCGTTGCGAAAAACTCATGGGTCAGGGGCTTGGCATACTCCCCCTTCTCCGGGTCAAAGAACGACGATACCCGATAGGTGGGCACATGCGGAGCAAGCTCCTCAAAAACACGGCGTTTAATTAACATAAACCCTGTGCCGCCGTGGCGTACCTCGATGAAGCCGTCTTCGTCTGTTTCTTGGTGGCTGTTATCCACCATGTTGAACACAAACGCGCCAGCGTGGTCGTGCAGGTCGTCCTTACCTTCACGCGCTGCCTTCTTGACGCTCTCCCAGTTCACTTCCTTCTTGGGATAGATGCCGCACGCGATG